AAGTGAGCGGGGCGTTTAGTCTAAAAGGAGATTTCAAATGAAACACATAAAGCGTCTCTACACCTAAAAACATTTGTCAAGTTTTAGGTCTTGCCTTGCGACTTCAAATGTTTGTATACTTCGTAGGCTGTTTTGAACTTGGGCTTGCTGCTGGCTGTTGGACGACCAACTGAAATCTTGTAGCCGTTTTCACGAGCCGCAGCCTTGTAGGCTTTCAGTTCCTCGTTCTTCTCTTCCAAAAGACCTTTGGTCATCCTGCCTTTCAACATAAAATAAGCATCCTCAATCTTCATCCCCTTCGCTTTTATCAGGTCCCTAATCTCAACTTGGAATTGTTTGATGTCTGGGTGTTCTTTTTCAAACATCCTAATCTCTTCCACTCGGGTTGTCTTGGCGAGGTCTGCTCTGGCTGGCTTCAATAGCGAGTCTAATTGCTGCGCTGCCTTGGCTTCAATAAATCTTTTTAGTCCTTCCGGGTCATAGAGGTCCAGGTCCTCGGGCAGTTCCATCGCAGTTCGCAAATGCTCCTCTGTCTTGGAAGATAGTAGGTGCTCTTCACGCTTCTCTAACGCCTTCTTCTTTTTAGAAATAGCGGTCGTCTTCTGTCGGTAGTCCTCCCGGAGGTTTTGAATAAGTTTCTTTGCGTCGCTTGGGAGGTCAGCAAGAACTTTATTGTAATCAACCCCAGTATGTTTTGTCTTTTCAAACTCTTTGCCTGTTAGGTGTTCGTCCAACAGAGCGTCCAAGTTGAAGGCAGGCTTCTCGTTGCTCTTTGCTTGCCCCTGTGAGGCGTCCTGTGGGCTCGCAGGTGTATTGTCCCTCTCATCACTCGTCGCTTGTTCTACGGGCTTGTTAGAGCCTTCCTGTAAAGTGCGATCATTATTGTCATTCATAGTTTTTTTGCTCCTTATAGCATAGAAAGAATATCTAATTCTTCTTCCACATCGGCTTCTGCCGGTGGTTCTTCAACGATGATTTCTTCTTCCGGGATAACCGGCTCCTCTTCAACCGAGACCACAGGCTCATCTTCCCTCATCCATCGCTGGAATTCTTTGGAACTAATGATGGTCTCAATAGTGGCTGTCGCCATAGCAAGGTCTCTATCACTAACGAGAGACGGCACATCGTAGAGTTCAATACCCGCTGCCTCCTCTGGGTAGGACACCACATAGGCGTCAAGGGCACTTGAAATACCCAACAGACCACGCACAAGTTCAGCAGGCATAGGTCCCTTTGTATCTTCAAAGTTAGGCTCAACGGCTATTTCAGCACCAACCAAGCCAGCAAACTTATTGATTATGTTGGCTGCTGCGTTCAAGCGCTTGCCGCTCCACTTCCCTTCGGGGGTTGTAGCAGCCACACCCTCTTCAACAAAAGCAGCGTTGTCCTCAATCATAGGAAGCGCTTGATCGGCACCCTCTATGGCACGACCCTCTGGGGTCGTCTCTATCATCTCTTCAATCTCAATAGCCATAATTATGACCTCCTATGTAATAATTGTTTTCTACTCAATTGGCGTCGCCGCCGCTGTACTTTTCTGGGTTGTTACAAAGATCACCGAGAGGCAATTGTTTTTCCCAGAACTTCTCCTGTGCCTTGATACGCTCCCCAGTATTCTCGCCCTGCTTGTCTAAACCAAACTCCTTCATATTATCAAAAAACCTGTTGCTCTCGTCGTCTTGTATCTTTTGCTCCACCAAGTTCGCTTCCATCTTATCCGCTATGAAGTTCTTTGGAAGATCTTTTTCTCTCACAAGACCACGAGCCGTAAGCACTCGCTCTTTATGAGCCTCACCATAAATGGTGGTTTGAAGGTTTTTATCATAATAGGTTGTGTGCGATAAGCCCTCCGTCCAAGAAGATAGGTTGGAGGTTATTAGATTGGGGCAAGACATTTTTAGTTTGAAAGCCTCACCTGTATCAGGGTCGTAGAGAACTTCTGGTCTGTTTTTGTAAGAACCAATCCACTCTCTTATCTCGCCTGTCTTGGTTGATTTGAATTCCCATAGGGGCATTAGGCTTCCTCCAACCCAGCAGCAATAGTGTCCTGTCCGCTGGCTCGTATCATAGCGGCAGCCTTACCACCACCGACAGGGATGCCCTCTGGGACCTCTGTGGGGCTTCCTGTGTCCTCTCCTAAACCTTGGGCTACACCTTCCTGGTCGGGCGCTTCTGCCGTCGGTGGGATGAACTCTTCGGGCATATCAAAAAGTTTTATTAGATACTTGGCGAGTTCTTGCTGGGGCACACCAAGCCCTTCCATTATTGGGATCAACTGGATAAGCGCTGCTTTCTTCACAGCCGTGGTGACTGGGGAAGAAGCCTGATCGCTAAAAACAAATTTGAATTTCCCGGAAAAGACATCGGGCGTAAGAACTCTTGGTCGTCCATCAATCAAAACAACCTCTTTGTTTTTTCCTTCGTTCGTCATTAGAAGATGAAAGGTGAGAGCCTGGTAGATCTCGGCACAATACTCAACGCTCCTATGGAAGAAGCGAGCAAGCCGTCCTATTTCACTCGCAGCATACTGGGTCAAAGCAGCAATCTCCGTCGCCGTAGCGTTGGTTGCCGTGCCCCTTGTGAAGGGAGCCATCACAGAACCTCTATCCAGGTCAGCCCTAATCTCGGCTTTGTAGATAGAATAGTCTGGTGAGAAGGTGTTAGTCACCAAGGGGACAATAGCATTACGCGCATCATCACCGGGGCTAATGTCTAACTCAACGATAGACTGGTCCCTATTCTCTGCGAGGATTGCTTTGCCTTCCTCATCCAGGGTACCCTTCGCAGCCACATAAATACGAGCGTCTCTACGCAGACCATTAGCCCACACGGTTCGCAGGTTATTGATCTCCCATAACTGGTCATAGACCCGAGCCATAGTTGAGAAGCCTTTTAGCGGTCCGTCTGGGGAGTATGAGAGATAGACGGGAGCCAACGGAGGGCAAGGTGATCCGTCTGCCTTACGGAAAGGGATAGGCGAAACGGAATCAATTATTTTGTCTTGTCTCTGTGCTGACGGAGAATAGAAATAAAGTTCGTCTTCCATCAAATCATAGAACTCATAAATCTCAACATAGGACAGCAACTTGGAGCCATCCAAAGCAGCACCGGGTCCAGCATTATCTCGGCTTACATAACCTTCTGTGCTCGCCAGGTAGTCTTCCTTGATTACAAAATCAAACTTTACACCTTTGAATTTTGCTTTGGCTTCGTTGTAAGGAAGGAAATAGCGATGACCCACATAGCGAGAGGAAGCAAAGTCTTCTGCTTCAAAATCAACAATAACATCCCACGGATGAATAGCCCGAATAGCAATTGAGTCAAGCACGCTGTCTCTTTCAACAAGACCTAACTTGAAGAAAGAATAGGGATACAGCAACGAATAGCGTAGTGCCTGCTCCACAATATCAATCTTATCAAACAGGAACCTATTGATAACCGCTTCTGCGACCTCTGGGTCTCCCTTGTTCTGTGCGTCAGCACCAACACTAACGGCAGGTGCCTTGGAATAGAGACTGGCTATGAAGCCCTCTATGTAAGCATAGGCGTCAGCAGTCTCAACGCTGATGAAGTTGCTGTTCTTGTAGGGGTCGTCGTTCCCACCAAACATATTGCTCTTGTAAGCCTCTGTGTAAGCAGCCATACGAAGACGCTGTTTATCCCAATAGTCTCTGCTGTGGCTGACGAGAAACTGGATCTCACTATTATTCATCTAAATTCTCCTATTTCCTGTGGATTTTAGCGGGTGTCGGGACTGGATACCACGACCTTGTGATTTTTTGGACTTTGCTATCCAACGATCAAACTTGGATTTGGGAACGGGAATATCTTTGAGATGATAAATTCCAATAGCCAAAGCCATAGCCCTGTCGTCGTGGCTTCCTTCTGGGTGAGAAGGAGCCAAGCCGTTCTTATCTTTGACGAGTGATCGCAGTTCGGTGTAGGTTGGTTTGTCTAACCAAGCAATCATCCCCTCTTCTAAATGAGTACGCAGACAATCATAGAGCATCAGTTTGCTTTTCTTCGTGGTGGTGAAGGCGCGATAGTGCCGCCAACCGATATTGTTGAGTATCTCTTTGAATTGTCCGCCACCATAATTGTCTTCATAACAAATGGTTGCCTTGTATCTCTTGGCGAGGTTGGCTGTCGCCACGGTGAAATCGTGGATAGACATTTGGTTTGAAGCGAGAAATGCTACGGGCGCACAAGCCAAGCGTGATAGTATCACGGCGACCGACCAGTCCCCACCAACGCCCGCAGCAAGATCAACACCTACGACATAAGCATCAGCGGGGTCGTGCTCTGCTAAAATTTGAATAGTTTTATTTGGTTCCAGGTCTATGATTTGGAGACCTTCAAAATGCTCTTCTGTAAAGTAGTTGTCTTCCGCCAGGCAATACGCTTCCTCAATTGTTAGGGGATACTCTCGTCTAAACAATCGCTCGTCTTTGATCTCACCGATCTTGCGGCGTCTCCAATACATCTGCTCTGGGGTTAGGTTATGGAGTTCCATAAGTTCTAACTCCATCTTGTCCCACTCAATACCACCCTTGGGTAATTTCTTTTTGTATTGTGGAAAGGCAGTCCAAGGCAAGAATAAAACTTTCCATCTATTATCGTAGTGGTTCTGCTGGATGATGTTATGGAGTGCGTCTCCATAATGATTGGCTGTGCTCTCTAAAACAATCTTTCCGTCGTTGGTTGAAGCAATCAAAGATGAGAGGAACTCTTCTGGGTGGTCGTAGAAAGCAAACTCGCTGGCGTGTGCCGACGAGAAAGTGTAGCCTCGGTTATGAGCGTCCCCCTGTGCCGATACAGCAAGCACCTGGCTGTCCGTAGTAGGAAAGACCATCCTGTCCTGACGAGCCGTCATCTCACGCTGTAAGGGTCTGGGAAGGCAGTTGTAGAAACGCTTGTCTATCTTCAACAATTCAACAGCGCTGTTTAGTTTGTTAGAGCAGAGAGCAGTTGATAATGCTTTGTTGCTCGTGTATGTTTCCCAGAACATAGCAGCCCGACAAGCGGTCGTAATGCCTAACTGCCGTGCCTTCACTATTGCTATGCGGTCGTGTTCCGCTCCCGTCAAGGCTTCAATTATTTCTATCTGTTCTTGGGTAATAAGATTTCCAAAGATCTTATACTTGCCCTTCTTGTCTTTGATTTTTAGACGAGAGATAAACTCCAAGGGGCTCGTCAGTATTCTATCCAGGCTCATTACTGCTGACCTGCCTGTTTCTTGCTAACAGACACAATCCATTTATCAATAGGGTTGTCCCCATTATGGTCTTCTATTTGGGTTCCTCGGTAAAGCACCAAAAGGGAGATAAGGTCTGAAACCTTTGCTCCCTTCCAATCGCTCTCATCAAATTTCTCTATGAGAGCAGAAATAATATTCTGTAATGCTACCTGAACCTCTCCTTTCTTGACTGCTCTAACAGCAGCACGCGCCTCTTTACTTTTCATAATTGTCCTTCCGGTGTTTCGTTTCACCGACCCAGTTATTCTTGCGAAGCAGGGTCGTCAGTCAAAGTCGTTGAACTCGCTACACTACTAAAAAGGTTTGTCAAGATGCTCTCTGTATCTTCAAGCAAAATAGCCAAACTTATCTTCTTTTCATACGCTTTCAAATGTCGTTTTAGTTTGAGTTTTATGTGGTATTCTGTGAGATGCCGTTGCCTCCAACGCGCATTTCGTTCCGCCTGGGTGTAGTCTTGTGTTCCACCATCACCCATCAATTAGTTTCCCAGTCTTTCAAAGCCTTGCGTAGTTTATTTACAGATCGGTCATAGATGTTTGAGACCGTCTGGTGGGAGCATCCTATCTCTTTCGCTATTACTCTCAAAGACTTTTCCTCTTCTGTGATTGCGAAGAAAACTTTATTCTCTTTCTCGGCAAGTGTCTCTTCAATCACCAAACATAATTCTTCGTATTGGAAATACTCATCAGCACTATGTCCTGTTACTCGGTCGTCTTCAAGCCAGTTGTAATCAACAGAGCAGGTCTTCACCCACTCGTCATAAAGAGGAAGGGCTACAACCTCTTCCCAAGTTCCACA